CTTGATCATTGTATGCTTGAGCGTCCATGTCTCTAAGCATAGACTCCATATAGTCTGTTCTTTTATCTACACCATATTGATCTTGAGAGTACGCTTTAACGTTAAACATTCTCTCAGACATACCGTTTACCACAATATCTACAAACTTTGGTATAATAGGAACGGGCTTCCAATCTAAATTAAGATAAGACAAATCACCATTAATAGATAACTCATCCTTATACTTTTGTATCGACTGCTCGCCTCTAGCGTATAATCTTAAGTTATGGTACTTACCTTGAGTACTAGAAAACCTATTGTTATAGCTATCCTTAAACCACTCCTGCTCTATAGCTTTAGCCACCTTGAGCCCGTACTCGGAACTCATTTTCTCTAGGTCCGGCACTGCTTGAGAAGGAAAATTTACATATACTGACTCAGCCATGCTATTTTATTATTTGGGAATTAAACCCTTTATTGTTATATTTTGCCATACTAAAACCTACAGGTTGTCTTTCTACTTTTGCGTTAGGTGCGTATAAGTGTCTATTACAAGCCATAATAGCTAGACCAGAACTTATAGACGCATCGTGCTTAGTTCTTTTGTTTATGTCAAATCTAGCCCAATCGTTTAGCAACTCGTTAAAGTACACTGTTCCATAGTTACCTTCGCCTAAATGTCCTACGTGATCTTGTATGTACATCTCTATAGCTGAGGCGTGAGCTTGTTTAATATCTTCACTTGAGTTTGGTATACCACCCACTTCTTTTTCAGCAACTGATAACTTCTTCCAAGTTTTGTCTGGTCTGTTCATGCTGTAACCTCTATAACCTCTTCGGCGTAAGTAATACAGTAATCTAGGTTTGTTATTCTCTGCTAATAAAGGCATACCGTAAAACACTAAAGCCATTAACACATCTTCAAAAAATATCTCTGCGGTTTGTGGTCTTGCTATATACTCTAAGAAAAACGTGCTTGAAGGCGCGTCTTCCATAGAAAACTTTGTTAATCCGTGGAGCGCCCCTTTCGATCCTTTACCATCAACAGTACCGCTAATATCATAACTGTCACACCCGAACGCGCCAATATGATCATTGCCTGGGAACTTAATACCATTTTTTGTTATTTGTTTATTTTGCAAATTAGCTGGTGGTACCCAGCTCACTTTAAATCTTCCACCTGGATCTGGATGAAATATCACTTCTGTATCCTTAATGCCATTAACCCAACCAAAACTACCTGTCGTAGTATGAGCAGCGTGTCTACTTCCTTCGTTATAGTCTATCTGCTCATATATTTTCATTAGGTTAAATATACTGCTTTTGCTCTCATCTCTGAAAGCGTGCTCCGTAGTTCTAGGAAACTGTCGGTAAAACTCATTTAAAGCGTCTTGATCATCTTTAAGACCATCAACTTCATTCTCCCAGCTATCTACAACCCCAATATCTATTAGTTCACCGTCTGGTCCCAGTCGTTCTCCATCACGTGGATTATCAAAGACTGGAAATCCGAATTCGTCAATAAATCCTTCATAGTTCCATTCCATAGGGATAAAGAGAGAATACAGGCCAGACTTTGTTTGTCCATTACGGTTTCTCCTAGAAACATCTGAGTCATTGTATAGCTTTTTAAAATTACTACCTCCTTTATCTAACGCGTTTGAAGTAGACCCCATAAGGCATTTCCCTACGATTCTACTTCCAAGTCTTAAGCAAGTCTTTGTTACTCGCCAGTTATTTAATATATTATCAGGTCTCTCCCACTTACCACTCTCATCGTGCACCAACAAGTTTAACTTTTCACCATCGTAGCTGTTGTCACCTGTATTCTTCCAGTCTATCGTAGTGTCAAGACCAGCAAGCTCCTCTAGCTTCTCGTTACTCTGTATTTTCTTACGAGTAAACTTAGTGGAAGGTACTCGGTATGCTAACTCAGATTTCGGACGGTCCATACCATCCTGTATAGGTTTAAAGAAGAAAGGGTAATTAATTGATATAGGTACCACTTTATCTGTAAACATTTTCTTCGCATCGGCACCAGACTTAGATAAGATCCCATATCTACTATCACTCGATATAGTGGCTAAGTTAACTGTTTCTGCAGAGGACATAAAAGAAAAACCTGAACGACGGTTCTTAAGGTAGCACATTCCATAGCATCTCTTATCTGCCTTGCAGGCTTCCCAGAATATAAAGAATAGCCGATTGGCCTCTCTAAAGTCTGGTGCACCCACGTCGATTTTACTCCATTGAAGGTACATATAGTGACTACCAGTTATGTACGTCGGTTTACCATTATTAGTAAACCAGAACCCTTCGTCCCTACGTCTGAACTCTTCGTCTATATAGTCATGCCACTTCTCTTTTTGTTCGTCTGGATAGCTTCTCCAGTCGAATATAGTTTTTAAACGGCTTAATTCCTTAGGCGTCTCTATCTTACCCCATTTATTATTTTCGTGTTTGAAAACTTTAGTAGGTTTAGGCAAAGCTATCTTAAAACCCTGTATATCATATATCTCACCTATAACACCAGTCTTAGATAAAACCACTATATCGTGATCTTTATCGTAACCATACTTCCACTTCTTACCTCTGTTTAACCTGGTAAGAGTGGTTTTCTTTATAGGCTCTATTATTTTTAATAATGTCTGTTCGTACATTACTTAGATCTTCCTTCAGCAAAACCCTTAAAGACGTTAGCTTTCTTTTCCTCAGGCTCTCGGCCCTCAAGTAAGTTCTCCTCTTCTTGGATTCTGGTCAATATCTCAAAGGCATCGAAGATAGCAAGCTTCTTTGTGGCAGCGGCGTTCTTGAGTCTATCTGCAGTGATATCATCACCAGAATCTACGATAGCTTCTTTAGCTACCTTGATCAACTCTTCAACGGCTATTTGCCCAGCTTGGATTATACTCTTCTTCGTCTCCTTGATATTCATATTTAATTGTAATAAAATTAGATAAAACTCGGTACATCCTCTGACCATCCACCACAAACTCAAATTCACTGCTAGGTCTAAACCCAACTAAGTCCCCTTTGAAAACAGTTCCATCTGAGTATTTTACGATACCCACTAAAGGTCTCTCTTCTTCCATATCATAGTCACTTACAGACTTAACAGGTTTTACAAAGCAATACCCTTTCGGACAGATCCAACCCTTATCCCTTTTATACAAAAAAATCTGATCTGGAGAAACTAAGTACTTATTTTCCTCAAGGAAAGATCTACTGTTTCTTTCTTTACCTTTTACGTCGTGCCACCTTCTAAAGACGTTATGATGTAATGTTACTATATCACCCACTTTAGGATTCAAAGGAGCTCCAGCACTAGGTACAGATAAGATTCTAGCTTCTCTGTTTACGTGCTGATGATTAAAAACCTCAGTGTTTAATATTAACTCTTTGTCTCCAACTTTTTTACTGTTGTTATACCTTTCACCTAATGGTTCTACAACATAGTTGTAAACTGAGTGCATTAGTACTGTAAGTTATACTCAACAGATATAGCCATGTTCTTGTTAAAATCTTTCCAAGGTATGACCGCTTTGTCTTTGCGTATATAGATAGAGTACTTATCCTCTTCTTCTAGTATATCACAAATAGTATGACCTCCATACACTTCTTGCCCTACGGCATAGTGCATGGAGTCATTCTTGTAGTCTTTACCTATCGTAATCTTACGAATCAGATGGCTCATCTTTGTATTCGATAGTTCCGTCCTGGATGTTTATATTCACCTCACCATACTCTTTGCGAATTTCCTCTTGAACTTCGTTAAGTTGATCGTTACCCTGAGCTAGCGTATGTAGTAAATTATGCTTTTGAGCCTCTATCTTTCCGATATCTGCGTGTAGCTTGTTTACAGCGCCAACGATGTTCTGTACTCTCTCTAGTTGATCCTTAGAGATTGCCTCTGGCTTTAGGTCTACGACCTTGTTTTTCTTTTTACCCATAATTATATTGTATTAAATTAAATTGTTATTTTTAAGCAGGTCTATATACCTTTATATTAATATCTTTTATATAAAATACCGCTCCATCTAGTGGGTAATCTTCAACGGTAGAGAATATCACAACAGGACTTCTTGAATAATAATTACTCGTGGCTGGTGTTGTTTTATAATTAGCGGTACTTACAGTTTCATCCATATCTACGGTAAAAAGATTATTTTTACTAAATACAAAAAAATTAAATTTTACATCTGTATCACTTCCAGTCCATTTTCCGTTATCGTCTACGAAGTATATTTTATAAGAGATAATTGCGTAATCTCCTATAGCTCTATCTGCTACAAAAGTATTTCCTCGCGTAATACCTGAACTACCAGTTTGATTAGTGTCATACGTGCCTTTTAACCAATCGTTACTAGACTCCCCTGGTGCGTTTTGTCCAGCTGCAAGAGTTAATCCTGGATCTCCTTCAACACTAAAATTACTCCAACTGTCTGCGTCAGAAGTGAAATCACTAGTATAGCTTGACATCAGAGTATCGCCCTCTACATAGACCCCGCTTGTTAAGCTACCACCTAATCCTAACATTATTCTCCGAAATAACAGATTACGCCACCGTCAGTATCTGCTTCTGGAGTGATACTGGTCCATCTACCAAATATAGTAGAACCACCTTTAAACTTAGCGCCACCAAGTTGTAAACCACCATCACCGTGATCACTAGCGTTAGTATCCGAGTGATCTTGCTCGTGAGCTGTTTGTACTGTATTAAAAAACATAGCTGGATCTTCAGCTACCAAAGCTGTTGGCGTGTTGTCTTGTATAAAGTATACCGCTATTATAACTTTTCCAGGAGGAGGTGTTACGGCTGAAGCCGCGTCACAATAAGCGCTGCCTAGTTGTCCGAAGCCATATGAGACTTCTGTTGAATTAATTCCCATTTTATTTTTTTACTTTTTCTAGTGATCTACCACCGAAGTATGCACCGATCACAGTTATTAATACTAGTTGTAGTAAGTCAACCCAAGAGGATTTGACTTCAAAATTTATCGCACCAGCATCAATAAAGATCAATAGCATCGTGCATACTATTAAGAATATAAGAACTACGGGTCTTACGTTCTTAGAAAGCCATGAGTCAGACTTTAAATCTGCCTCCCATCGAGAAGTGATATTCTTCTCCATCTCGATTTCGTAGTTGGCTACTAATTCTTTTATTTTCCTTTCCGCCTCTAGCTTTTCATCTTTCGATGTAGTAAGGTTATCCAGTACTCCGCCTACGCCCTTAACGAGCTCAGCTGCACCACCAGAAAATATCTTACCTAGAACACCCATGCTATCTATATACAGCTACAAATTTACCAGCTTTAACAGAAGCTGCTTTGGTGGCTTGCTCGTTTAAAGAGGCTCCACTAGCATTGGTTTTATCGGCACTACCGTATGCGCTGTAAAATCCTTCAGGTAATCCATCTTTCTTAAAAGTTGTGTCTCGCTTGTCGTAGGCTGAGTAGCCGTTCATTTTAAATGCCATATCTTATTTCTTTGCGAATTTTTCTACACCACTAATACCAAATGATCCTAAAACCACCCATACAAAAGAGTTGTACACAAATTCATTAATCACTAAATCTTTACCGATTGCTCCAGATACAGTATCCACAATCATTACTAGAACCATGATAGCAAAGGCTACAAACCCAACTATTGCTTTTTCGTTCCATTCGTTTGTGTCTTTAAATATTTCAAACATTATTCTCTGCTTTCATGGCTCGCTTCTCCCATGGGAACACGCCGCTCCCTTCTTCATGCCACTTGCCGTTATACTTTATCTTACCATCTTTCCTGTGGAAAGTGCTATTCCCATCTCTCACGTAGTCGTCTCCATACTCTATCTTACCGCTATCTATCTCTTCGGCGTGAACACTTTCGTGAGCTATAACTTTCTTCTCTTGCTCGCTACCAGGTTCAACGCTGTTGTCTACCTGTATACTCCCATCCATCTTAGCCTCTCCAAGAACACCATCCTCTAGATTAGTTCTCTCTACTTTAAACTTATGTTTCTTATTGATATTACCCTCTCGAGCAATACCAGGTAAAGGTTTATTTCCAAGTTTAAAAGCCATTATCTATCTTTATCTCGTATCATATCATCTATGGACTTATTATAGACCTTATCTGTATACGACTTGTTATTGAAAAATATACTTCGCTCTGAGGTTGGTAG